GCAAATTCAGTAATGAGAAATAAATCTGCAAAACCTTTAGGGTGCATAGCAATATATCGCTGTCCATCCTCAGGTATATTTGCAGCACCCATTGTTTCAAAGGCAGAAAGTAAATCTGCTTTTTCAACAGCTGAACTGGCGTCATGTAATTGAGTTGAATTAGCACCTGCATCCATAGCTGTAATAAGAATTTCATCTGTCTTACGACCAAGAGCAGCAGCTGCCGATTTAGCTACAGCTTGTCTTTCATCTATGTTTGTCTTGAGTTCATCTAACTTATCAATGTACTCAGCAGCATAGAAGTCAGACATTGTAGCTTCTACTGTGGTATGCGCTAACTCCATTGGAGTAATCATACCGTTTCTAGACTTTGTTGAAGCAGAACCAGAACCGATTTTTTGAAAACGAACTATGTTTCCTGCAACATTACTTACTGTACGAACGGTGTTTCGTAGTTTCGATCCCATTCTCTGATAAGCAAGATGCACTTCAGATTCAAACTGCTTAATAAAGGCTGTGTCTATTGTGTTTGCCATTAGCAAACCTCCTTATATTAAGTTTCATGGTATCTCTGGTTATCTGATCCTCACCTTAACACGATTGTCCAATAGGGTCGCTTAGTGTATTACAGGCCTTGATGTGTCATTATAAATACTAGATTGAAATAAATTGCAACGATTAAATCGTAAAAAGTCATATCCATAATGATTTTCTATATGTTCTTCAAATTTAAAACCACACCATTGTAGCCATTGTATTGTCTTTGTATGGTCCACAGGAACTATATTATCTATATTTTTATACTCTGCTTGCAGTATATTAATACATTCCTTTGCACCTCTAAGAAATATAAAGTAGTGTTTATCAATATCATTTGTACCAAGCATCCATACAGAAGCGTTATCTTTTGAATCTGGATACTGAGCAGTACCACACATAGCTACAGGTTGCTTGTTAATTAAAATAGTATAGGTTTCATCTGGGTGATTAATAACAGCATCCATTAAACACTCAAAAGGTTGTGTGCCAAATATAGCACACTCCCTTATATCTGGCAGTCTCATGTTTTGAGAAACAGGCATTACATCGGCTATCTTTGCTTTTACTAAAGATATATTTCTAAGTGAAGCTACAATATCACGATTTATATAATTGTTTAAATCCACTTTCAACTTGCCTTACTACTTCTGGATTTCTTTTTGTTGGATTATGATATTCATCTGATGCCATTAAATCACGAAGCTGTGCTTCATTAATTTGATTAATAGGCTGAGAAGGAGAACTTACATTTATTCCTTTTGTTTGTTCTTGAATATGTTCTAATACTTGAACACCTTCTGCTGTTGATGCAAGTAATTCAACTGTAGAGATTAAGTTTTTAGGAAAGTATTGATTAGCAAATAAAGATGCAGCTTCAACTCTTACATTTGCATTGTCACCTAGCTTTTGCATTTCCTGTTCTGGATTAGGAAGTGTTTCACTTATTTGTTCTAAGTACATCATAATACCAGAATTAAATTCTTCTTGGTTATATCCATTTTCAAATGAAGTTTGTGACCACCATTCTAATAATTTGTTATCTGTAACAGCACCCATATCTAAAAGCTTTTGTGCTTCTTCACTAATTACATACTCACCTTTTGATTCTGGTCTATCTTTAAAAGCTTCTTCTTCTAATTCTTTTTGAAACTTATCACGATACTCTTCTTCTTTTTTACCAACCATAGTTTCTAATTCAGTATAAGACTTAGCTAAATCTTCTGCTTTAGTAAACTTTTCTGGCAACCATTCTGGTCTTTCAACTGGTGCAACAGTATCTATTGCTGCATCAACAGATGTTTCACGTGAAACATTTTCTGTTGATTCATTCTTTTCCATTACATCTGCAACTGTATTCTGTTCAACTTGCTCGTTCATTTTTCACCTTATGTGCGTGTTGGATTCTTCGATCTATTAAGCCAACTATATATCGCTGACCTTCGAGGTGACGCAACTCTGCGTCTGTAACATTAGGACCATTAACAGCATCTATAGTAATACTTTTTAAATATTTAAATACTTCCTGTCCTAAATCTGTATTAAATAACGAAGCTGTATTTACACTAATACGAGAATCATCAATACGATTTCTTTGAAACCCATCAAGAGAAATAAAGTTATTGCCCGACATTTGGACCTCCACCCATTTCTACCATTTGTTGTTCTATATTTTGTCCTCTATTTTCTGCCATCTGTTGAGCCATTTGTATAAGCTGTTTTCTTTGTTCTTCATCTCTAATAAGAGTATCAGGAACACCAAACTTCTTAGCTAATACAGTAGCAGTTTCTTCGCTATCAATTAAAAGATTTAATAATTGTGGACCAAAGTTAGCTTGTATTAATTCCATCCAACGAGCAATAGAAGTAATATCTGCTTGATTCTGTGCTTGTGCTAATGGAGAAACAGACCTTACTTTTATTTCTCTACCATTAATAGTAGGTAGTTCTATACGTCCTTGCTTCTTTAATATATACACAACTCTTTGCAATACAGGTTGTACCAACTCAGCTTGCAATCGTCCAAAGGCAGAACCAATACGTCTGGATAAATCAGCCATACGTTCTGCAACTTCTGTAGCTGATGCAGGTGTACGATCTGGATTACCAAGCATATCATTATACAAAGCTCTCTTAATATTCAAACGCATATCTGAGAGAATAAGCTGTGCAACATCAAAAGAACCTGCTGCCCTTATGGGTTGCAGTCCTGCACTATTAGGTGCTTTAGGTATAATAGTCCCTGGCATTAATGATATTGTATCTGGATTAACAACACCGTCATCGTCCATTTGATAAATACCAGAGATAGCCATCTGTGCATTCTCAAGTATTAATTGTATTGTTAAGTTTGATGTTTTAATAGCAGAGAGAGCATTCATAAGTGGTCCTCGACCATAGATTTCTCCTGCACATTTAGACCAACGGAAACAAATAAAAGGATTAGACCCTACACCTTTAAACTCTTTGTGATCTATTACACTCTTTGATTTCTCATGTATTGTTGTTTGTGTAAAAGCATCTTCATTTTTTTTAGAATAATCTCTGCAAACTATTTCTAATACTTTAGTTTTTGTATCTGGATGTGAAGTAATTGCATTAAGCAACTCAGTATTAAATTGTCCATTGGGATATTGATTAGGTAAATCTGAATATCGCATTTCTCTTTCACGAAACACATGATCTATTCTATCGTCTGGTCCTGTATCAAGAACTACATCTGTTAAAGGAATAGCTGAGAAGTTAATTGGATTTAAAGCATTGCCTTCTTCTACACCAAGTATTCCTGTACCAACAGCTAAGTCCATAAAGGATTCATGTATTTCCTGTGCAAAGTTTGAGTTTTGTAATACCTCAAAAACATATTCTGTTACTTCGTCGAGTTCGTTGTTGATCGCTTCTTTTTCTTCTTTGGGGGTTTCCGAACCTGCTTGGAAGTCTGCCCACCTTGCAAAGTTTGGGACAAGTCCTTGTTGGAGTCTTGAGGCGAACTCCTGAACACCCACGACACAAGTTTCATCAAATATCTTTTCATCTCTACGCTCACCTATTGTTTCTGTATAGAATCCTTTTCGTTGAGGAAATGCTACTTCATAACACTCTTCAAACAAATCTTTAAACTGATCTTTTATATGTGTTGCTTTTTCATAACGACTTAATAATGATTTAACATTATCATCTGTTACAAATGAACCGTCCATCATTTCCATTAAGCATATCCTCTACCACCAGATTGTCCTGTAATTAAAGATCGTCTACCTTGAAAACCTGACTTTCTTCTTTGACGAATCGCCCTTTGTAACTGTTGTTCTTTTCTTTTACGAATTTCCATTTTCTCTTTATCTGTAGCACCTTTAACTTCTTGAAAAGTTTCCTGTTGTATATCAGCTATAGCTTGTTGAGAACCACCCAAAGCTGCAAGTTGCTGATCTAAACTTACAGTAGATTGTGCTGCTGTTTCTTCTTTCATAATTGTACCTGCTTGACCAGCTTTTATATCTTCTGTTTCTGCAAGTATTGTAGCTGTATTAGCTTGAATCCTTCTTGTTTCTTCATTAAGTCTTGCAATCTCAGCACGCATTTCATCATCTGTCATTCCAGTTTGAGCATTAGATTGTTTTCTTCTTCTTCGACTTTTACACATGATTACATCCTCGACCAAAATGATTTACGTTGAGCAGTGGGCTTACGTTTAAATACATCAAATCCTGTACGAGCTTGAAAAGGCATTGCCATCTTTTGATTATTCATTAGACTTCTACCTTCCCCTGCACCAATAAGTAAATACTGTAAGGCATCATGTATGTGTGAATACATATTCTTTTCTGGTCTATCATCGTATCGTTCTCCAGAGGCTTGTATTCTTTTGTAGGCGTAACCACCTTCAAAACCCTTTATCAGACTTGGGCATCGTCGGTCAACTAAAAAAGCAGATTTACCATCTGCCATTTTATTAAGCTGAGAAGAAACAGCTTCTAATCTTAGGTCTACACTATTGCTTGGAGCAGGTGTTGCTCGTAGTCCTGCACCTCTTAATATTTGAAATGGTGTGCTTTCATCTGTCTGCGCTCTAAAGTCTCCTGCAGGATCGCCATAGATATGCACTTCAAGATTACCAAAGCGTGTTGCTATTTCCTGTCTAAGAAGTTCTGAGAAACGAACTATCCCCATATCAATAGCTACAATCTCTGACTGTATAAGCCATCGACCTCTTACCTTCTGACCAAATACAGCAGCAGGAGTTAAACCAAAATCAACTCCAATATACAAAGGAACACCAACAGCAATAGGTATTTCTTCTGTAGCTATATGTGTTTCGCTTACAAAATGTGGATACACAGGTTTACCTTCCTGTATAGTTCCAAGTCGATTCATAACATAAACATCAATCCAACTTTTCGTTTTACCTCTTACTAAGTTAGGATAATATGTTTTAAGCATATTCCTTCTGTTCTCTGCTTTAGAACTTTCCTGATAACTATCAACTGTACCTTCGTCTGTTAGCTTTTCTTCCATAGCAGGAGGCTGAGAATAGAAGTTCCAGTTATCAGGTTTAACTAACATACGAGTTTGATCTATTGGAATATGATCTGGTATAGGTACTTCCCCTGACATAATTGCCCACCAATGATCTTCTTCTGGTGCATTAGTATCTGCAATAACTCCTGACCAACTTGGTCCACCTTCTCGCATAGAAGGATAACGACCAACTCTCATGGTACACGCATCAATAATACTCTTTGGTATTTCTCTTGCTTCGTTAATCCATATACCAGTAAGTTCTAATGATAGAAGTTTCTTTACATCTTCTGGGCGATCAAGAGCTAAGAACAAAATCTCCATATCCAAATCAGCTTTTTTAATGTGATGCGTAAATGGTACAGACCACATAAACTTTCCCCACTCATCTTCTGGAAACCAATCAAGCCAAGTCTTTATTGTGGTGGTTCGCAACTGAGGATTGGTGTTTCGTATAATCGCCCACCGACTTCTACGAACTCCATCTTTATTTGGTTTTTGCATTAATGATCTGCGAAAGACTTCAACACAGCAACTAACAGACTTGCCACTACCTACTGGTCCTCTTATTCCACGAAAGAAAGTATCATCACGCATAAAGTCTTTAAGTACCTGACCATCAGGCTTGTACTTAAATTCTATCAACCTTATAGTCCTTCCCTATTTTCTCTAGCTTTTCTAAAGTAGAAGGAGCTAGGGAAGAGATTAATTTATCAGCTTCATAATCAGTACAGAAATCTTTTGGAAAGTGTTTCATGTGTACCTGTTTTACAACAGTCCTTAGAATGTTTCTATCTTCCTGCGATAGTTTGTGAAGCCAAGCCATTATTTAAGAATAAATTGTTTATCAGTTACTGATATATCAAATACATCTTGATATGCTTGTAATGGACTTAATCCATTTTTTCTATAACGCATATAAATTTCAAAAGCTTTTTTACTATTAATAGATTTACCACCAAATAATTTTTGTTTTAAATCATCACTTGCACCTGCAACTTCAAGAGCTTTTAAATCTTTAGTAGATGCTTTAGGAATTTTTGTTTTTTTCTTTCTACCCATTGCAGCTATTGCTTTCTTATCAACTGCCATATCTATCTCCTAACTAAACTTTCTATAACTAGCTGTTTTCTTCGAAATAGACTTAGGTTGTTTGGAAACCTGCTTGCCTTTTCTCATTGCAGCCCTCTTTGCTCTTGTTGTTCTGCGATACTCTTCATCACTTAAAGCCTTAATAGCTTTCTCTGGTAAGTATCTTTCACCAGTTTTTAAAGAAGGTTTACCAGATTTAGTTCTCCACTTCTGGTCAGTCCATGCCTTTAAACTTCTTTGAGACTTCTTCATGCCTTCTTAGTGGTATAACCACCACCCGCTTTTTTATAACGCAACGCTAGTAACTGTGCTTTACGAGCAGACCATTGACCTGCTCGACCACCCTTTGTACCACGCTTAATAGCAGCAAACATTCTCTTGCGCATTGTTGGATTGGTGTAATTACCTGCTTCGTTTACAGCCATTACTTCTTCTTTTTCATAATAGCTTTTTGCAAAGAAGGAGGTAACTTCTTTTGTGCAGCAGTCATTTTCTTAGCACCATTCTTAGCAGGTGGTCTACCCTTCTTACTTCCATAAGTCCCTTTACCCATCGGCATATCAATACTCCTTATGCTTTTGCTTTATTGCGTTTACTAATCGCTCTTGCCTTTGCTCGAGCATCAGCTTTACTACTTGCACCCCACGCTCTTAGGCTGAGAAGAAGTCTAGTAGGCTTACCCTTACTATCCTTTTCTGGTCCTCTCATACCACCCATGCGAGCTAAGAAAGAAGCACGACGAGGATTATCACCACGCTTTACTGGTGGCTTTAATGTACCCTTCTTATAAGAAGCACGACCCTTAGCGTTTAATCCACCTTTGGGATTCTTTCCTTCTGATCTAGTCCATGCAGGTGTTTTCATGTTTTTACCTTTACAGTAAAAATATATTTTTGAAAAGCTTTTTTAACAATTAATGTGAGGGGTGGAGATACTAGTATATTTAGTGTCGTACTTTTTGGACCACCCCTAGTAACTTCATACATACCAATCGTGAATTTCCATGAGTTATTCCTTCGTCAAACTCATATGAAGGAAATACACTCTACCCAAGATCAATACTAACTTTAATGTCGCCCTGATGTAGATGCAGATGTTTGTCTGGTGCTTTGAATCCTGCTCTGTCTAGTATGTCCTTACTTGCTTCAAGCTGTACATACTCACTCTTAGCTCCTTTGGCAAGTCTCACTAACTTACTGGAAGCAATCGTAGCATTCAATCCTATACTATCCTGTATACATCTCATCATGTACTCTTGCACATGTGGTATCTTCAAAGCCTTGCTAGCAGTCACTCTACCTGCATCACCCTTTGCATATCCTGCAATCCTTGACGCTTCTGTTATACTACATCCTGTTGCTACGAGTGTATCAACCAACTTCATCTGTTTCTCAGTTAACTTAACAATCTGATTCATACCATTGATCCCCCCCTTACCCCCCCTTATGGACTACTCTCAAATACCATGTCAAGACGTAATGTTGCAACAATGTTATAAACATATCACATCTTTGCAAACAGATAATAACTCAACGGTAAGCTTCAACGCTTTCAAATATACACGTTCTCAACACCTGTACTTCTGGAAAGGTCTGGAGCTTCGCATTATCCCTCTTTGGCTACAGGTCAGGGCTATTGCAAGAAACCCCCAATGGGTGTTTCTCACAAGGTGTTTACACACGATGCGTAAGAAAGCGAAAAGCCTAACGGCTTTAGGACTATCTTGTTAACACATGACAATCGGGGATTGTCGGCTCAACGCCTTCATGCTTTTAACAATATAGCCCTGACGCATCCTGTAAAAACACTCGCTAGTCGCTCTAAAGGAATGCGCCCTGACCTGCACGCCACTTTAAACAGTGAACCACACTTCTTACGTGGAGCGAAGCAACCAAGCACATGTGGATAGGTCAGCACTCCGTCCCTTCTAGCACAACTGATCGCCATCGGCTGAGAAACACCCTCGCCACGTTTCCGTCACAAGAGTGACGGTAAGGGGTCGCTAAGAGCGCGACACGATGTGTGATCTCGACAAAGAGGAGTTTCACAGGTCAATGGCGATAACTTCTGCTAGAATCCACGACAAAGTATGGTTTTCTGGAGGGTAGAATTAGTAATACTATATTCTATAAACTTAAATCAAACTTAGGAGAACACGAAAATGAGTACTAAAACAAAAACAAGAGCAGTAAAAACAACAACAGTAGAATTCAAAGTAAACAGAACACTAACCAAGATGTTCGCTACTGATAAGATAACTATCACACCTGCTATTCAAAAGATTGTAGACGATACAATCTACAACACCAAGAACTTCATCGAGCTTCAAAGTTCAGACTATAAGAAGAAGAAGAAGGCAGAGAACATTCTGTTCAACCACATCACTGACATAGAAGCACAGGACGAAGATGCAACACTGCCTTACTTCAACGATAAGTACACAGGTGAACGACAGTATTATCTCAAAGCAAAGCACACTATGGAAGTAGCTGACGCTCAGTTCAATACAGAGAGAGCAGACGTACAGGACAATCGTACTACAGTACAAGAGATAGTGGACGATCAAACAGGTGAAGTACGACTAGACACAGAACAACCTACTGATCTATCAAAACTAGCCAGATTGCAAAACAAGGCTAACACCACACGCAATATGCACAACAGAGCAAAGGCTCAATACATAGTAAGTCGTGCAATGCAAGCAACCTTAGAACAACTGTTCTACGATTACTCAGGTAAACGAACCATTGAGACTGACGCTATGGGTAAAGTCATCGCTACTCACGAAGTAGAAGTTCGTACACCTTATGTACACCCACCTCTTGCTAAAGAATACGACAGAATCGAGAAGCTACTGTCTGGCAAAGATAAAAAGACAGTAACAGCAGTCTCATTAGAAGACATCGCAAAGGCTTACAAAGAGAGCCAAGCGGATATACTTTAACTCAACTCAGAGGGTGGTACTTGTATCACCCTCGCAACACACAGGTGCAACATGACTAATCAAAACAAACAACAACACTCAACAACAACTATCAAAGCGAATCTGTCTCGTTCCACCCACCCACCCACTCTCAACAGATTCGTAATGGAGTTCGCTAGTCGCTCACACTAACTTCAAAGAACTCCTAATCTAAAACTACAATGATTCAAACTATGCACAAAAGAAAAGGATAAGCCACGAAGCGACAAAGCAGTGTATGGTAGCGACCAATAGTTTATTCAACAACAGAACGAGGCAGATTCATGTATGAAATTTTGTATAATATTTTATTTACTAGTGGGTATATATCATGGCTATTATGGCTCATGATTCCATTATTTATTTTTACTTTATTTGAAAGGAGGTGATAATTAATTTGATTAATAGTACAGTAAATAGTAAGCTAGTTTTATATCAACATTCATACCAAAGGAGAACAGTATGAACCATATGCCTAAACAATTTGATAGATACTTTGATCGTTATGTTATGACAGCAAATGATATCTACGATCAACCAAGTATTGCAGAAGCAATAGAAGCTAATGTAGTCAAGCTTGAACTAGCTTGTCCAATAACAGGTAAACATAATACAGATTCATGGAAGTATTATGATAAGAATACAGGTAAACCAATCTGTAATACTACAGCTACACATAGGATTGGTGATTCATATCACAGTGAAACTATACCAAGATGGATAGAAGCTTGCGAAGTTATTAGCAATGACGTAAAGTTTCGTGTTGACCACATTGATGATACATCTAAGCTACAGTTAAGTGCTTGGTTTCCAAGCAATACTTACACTGTTAAATCATTACAAGTAGGTGATGACATAGGTATGTTTGCTTTGTATCGCAACGCATACGATAGTATGTGGTCACTCCAAACAAACGTACATCAGAAACGTATTGTATGTATGAATAGTCAAACGACTATTGATAAGATTGCAGGTACAACTCAGAAACATAAAGGTAATATCAATGCAGGTATTGGTATTAGCACAATGCAAAAAGGTGTTGATACATTTTTAGATAACAAAGATTTGTACAACAACTGGTGCAATGAACGCATAACATTTGAAGATGCAGAGATTGTCTTGAATATGTTATGCAAAGACAAGCATACCTACACACGCAGGTACGCAGATGATACCAATAAGAGTAAGTTAGAAACTCTTATGCGTATCTATCGTGACCAAGTTCAAGAGCTTGGAGAAAACAAATGGACTTTGTACAATTCTCTTACTTGGTGGGCATCACACCCAGATAAAACTGGCGATACAAGACAATCAACTCTTAATGATGGAGCTAAACTTATCAATGCTTCTGATCGTAGAGATGTGCAGGTCGCTAGTTTATTACGCAAAACCAACAACTTAGAACTTGTAGGTTCATAACCTCGATTAATTAACTCACAACATGGGTGATTAAATACGCTATTAATCACCCATGACAACAGCATAGCAAAGGAGAACACTATGCCAATACCATTTAATAATGTAGATCGTATACAAAACAAACTGCTTGAACAGATTGAAAGAATAGCTTCTCAAGTTCCAACTGTAGATATAAACGTAGCTGTATTGCAGACTGCACTTGCTAATCTTGATTCACCTCAAGCTATCGAAGCTTTTGTTTCTAACATACCAGATCATGCGTTTCCTAATTCATTCCCTAAAGAAAAAATTGTTGCACTTGCTATCAACAAATGGGAAAGTTTTTATTCAGCTCACATAGATGAGATGGAATCACAATATAAATTTAACAAGGGAGATACACACCCATGAGACTCGAGCAGTATTTTAAATCTTATTACTGTCAAAAAACACAGGACATAATAAGCAAGCTACCTAAAAAACTTGCAGATGAATTGGCAGAAAGATTTAGCACATGGCAAACAGATATAGAACGTGAAAGGTTTATGAAAGGAAAACGTAAGTATCCTTTGCCATGTGATGTAAAAAGAAACGAACAAACATTTGGTAAGAAAGATTATCGAATTGTTTCTTTGCTAAAAAAGTTTAATGCCTTAACAGCTAGGCAGATAGGTGAACGTTTAGGTGAACCATCAAACGCTGTAACTTCAAAATTATATCATGCTGTAAGACGAGGTGAACTTATCAAGCTAATGCCAGCTCCTAATTCTAAGATAAGGTATGATGTAACCATGTACGCATTAGCAAACAACAAGGAGAACACACATGAACTACAATCCTAATGAGAAAAAAACTTTATCTCAAAATAAATTAATCAAAGCACATTTTGAAGCAGGTAAAAGACTAACTGCTTTATCTGCACTTAATGAGTTTGGTTGCTTTCGATTATCTGGAAGATTATCAGAGTTAAAAGATCAAGGTTTTCCTGTTGATAGTATTTGGATTACTCTTGATAATGGCAAGCGTATCAAAGAATATTTCATGGGAAATGTACATGACTAACAATAAAGTCAGAGAATGTTATGCGTGTGGATCACGCACAATCTATTGGCTTGATATGCAGGTGGATATGAAACCACCTGTGTATCAAACAATATGCCTTGACTGTTGGGAGAAAGATACATGGCAAATAAAAATCGCAACAAGGGAATCTACCACGAGAAGTGGTTTGAAAAATGGCTCAAAAAAATAGGAATAAAAGTTAAACGTCAGCCTATGTCTGGTGCTTTAGGTGGTGAATACATCGGTGATCTTTTAATCGAACATAACAATCAACGATTTATTTGCGAGGTAAAGTATAGAGATAAGTCTACATTCCCTAGCCCTTTTTCCTTGTTTAAAAACAAAGACATAGTGCTGTTTAAACGTAGGCACAAAGTCGATAACGAATCACAGGTGCTTGTAATATTTACACAAGAATCTTTTGAAAAATTTATGGAGAACACACATGGCTGAATGTGAAATTTGCAATGACTACGATGACAATCATATAGACAACATTTCAAAAGGTAATGATGCTCAAGATAAAGCTATGGAAGAAAGCCCTCATTACAAACCAAACCTTTACTTTTATTGGCATGGTGACATTGAAGAAGATTATGACATGGGTAATTACGATTGCCTATGTGTTGGTTGCTTCAACCAACAAGACATGGAAGGAAAAATAAAATGGAAGGAGAACACACATGACTAAATACTACACACCAAAATTAACTGAATCTCAATATTTCCATTTGTTAGAAGCAATGCGTTGTTATGGGAGTGATATTTATGATTATGAAGGTGAACCGGAAATAAAATTACATGAGCGAACTAATGAAGCTTTGATGAAAGCACAGGAGAAACCACATGGCAAAGCGTAAAGAATTACCACGCTATCCAGTACCAGATAACTATCAACCCAAACAACAAACACTAGATAAGCTGTACGATATGTATGGAGAAATGGATTACGCAGATGAAACAGATAAGTTCATTGATTACCACCAAGCCAACGGCTCACTCCTTGCCATCTTCGATGCAGCTTTCAGAACTTGGATTAGGCACAAGGTTAGATACGAATCAAATCAAAAAAGCACAGGCTTATCTAGTCAAGCGAACCAACCCAGATCAAACACAAACAGACCTTCTTACTTCCATAAGATCGCTAACAGAATCAGACATTGAAGTACGTCCTAAGATTGGTAGCATTGGTAGCATAGCAAGGTGTACAATTATCTGCAAAGATCGTGATAATTTAAACGAGGCATACACTAAAGTTTTTATGACGATGGTAGGGTTGCCTATCCAAGACATTAAACAACGTCTCCTGATGCTTTCTACGCTCGTACAGAGGCAGTTTGGAGATAGCCCAGAGGACTTAGAAGTAAGAATTAATAGTACAGCTACACAACTACAGAATTATCCTGCTGATATTGTCATCAAAGCTATTGATGAAATACAAAAAACAGAAAGATATTTTCCTAGTTACTCTGTATTTTATAAACATATCTTATGGAGATATGAATCACGCAAACAAATCTTATTAGCATTAGATAGAGAAACAGAAAGGTTATCCTAATGGAAATAAAATTAACAGAAACTGATCTTAGAGCAATGCCTAGCTACTTAAGAGAAGGACTAATAATGTATGCAGAAGGTACTCACCCTCACTTAGAAGTACAGCATGATATTAGTACAATGATTGCAATCGTTAAAGTATGGGAGGGAAATAATAAATAATGGAAGTAGTTACATATGGTTTGTTATTGGTCATGAACTTTGGAACGCTTGAGCAATGCGAAAGATATGCAGAGTTAATTTATACAGCTGAGAATGTACAGTATGGTGCTGAACCATGCTTTAAACAATTTAATTATATTGAAAATAAACCTTTACCACGACCAAACATTCCGCTATTCTATGGAGAAGGAGAACACTTATGAATAGATTAGGCTTTATCGGTGGCAGTGATGCCACAAGAATCATGACAGGTAATTGGTATGACCTTTGGGCTGAGAAAACAGGTCGCAAAGAACCAGAAGATTTGTCTAACAATTTAGCAGTACAGCTAGGTACACATACAGAATTATTTCACATTGATTGGTTTTGTAAAGAAAATAAAGTAAACTCAGAACATATTAGAAAACAAGTAACATACGAATGTATTGAAAATGGTGTACCATATAAAGGTACAGTTGATGCACGCATAAAAGATGCTATTACACATGAAAAACTTCTTGAATGCAAACACACCAATGCTTTTACCAATATGAAAGAACAGCTTGCTCGTTATATGCCACAGCTACAATTCTATATGCACATATCTGGAGCAGTAGAGTGTTACTTATCCTGTATCTTTGGTAACAGCACATGGGATTACAGAAAAATATCTTGTGATGAAGAGTATGTACATCATATGAACGAAACAATCAGAGCGTTCTGGACCTGTGTAGAAGATGATACTGCACCTACAGATCAAGTCGAAATTGATACGACCCATATGACAGACAAAATATTAATCAATGACATGGTACGCAGAGATGCAAGTGCCGACAACCAGTTCATTAGTATCGCACATGATTATATAGATACTATGAAAGATGCCAAGTCTCATCAAGCATATGGTAAGATGCTTAAAGAATTGGTAGCACCAAACGAGAGCGAGGTTTACTCACCTGTAATTACTATCAAGAGGGATAAGCGTGGCTCTTTAAGAATAACACCATCACAAAAGGAGAACTAAAGATGGCAACCAAAGCAGAAAAACAATCAGCGATTGACTGTTATGTTACAGCACAAAAAGAAATGGGCAAAGCATTAAAGCAATCTCATAATCCATTTTATAAAAGTCAGGGCAGACCACAAGGTAGTGCGTATGCTGATCTTTCTAATGTACTTGATGCTTGTATGGAAGCATTTAACAACAATGGTTTTATGGTTACACAACCATCAGGTCGTGATGAACATGGTGACTATGTAGATACAGTTGTTACTCATATAACAGATAAATCATTTACATCAAGAGTATACCTTGTCATAGAAAAACAAACCATGCAAGGACTAGGTTCAGCAATTACTTACGCTCGTAGGTATGGTGCATTACAAATGGCAGGTATAGCACCAGAAGATGACGATGGTAATGAAGCATCAAAGACACCACGCAAAGATTTACCAATACCAACCAAAGAAAAAACTCAAACAGAAGGAGATTTCTAATGAGTGATTACGACAACACAAACAAGGGTGCTGCATTTGCACCTTTTCCAGATCAGAAGTTTGTTTTATCTGGCAAGCTGAATATCGAAGGCATAGAAAAGCAATGTGTTTATATTGCAGGTACAACGCAAGGAGGTAAAAGAGTTATGCGTGTGTACCAAGAGCTAGGTATAATGTTTGAAAACGAAAGTGATAATGAAAGAGCGCCTAATTACTCAGGTACAATTCAAGATCATTTAAAAGAAGAAATGAAAATTGCTGCTTGGAAAAGACAACAGGAAAATACAGGCAACAATTATCTAAGCATAAGTATCTCAGAAAAACAAAACTCTGGTGGACATCAAGCTTCTAATAATGAACAAGAAGAATCTACTGGTAAACAAATGGAAGATGAGATACCGTTTTAGCGAGGCTGAGAGTGTTCTCCAAACGCTAATCTTTATGCCTCAACTTGGGCGAGGGTTGTTTTGTTGTGGCAACCCTCGTTCTTTTTATAAAAAAAACCACCGACGGAGCAACTAAAAGCTCAAGTCGGTGGTTAGTTTCCTAGAGATTGGGAGGAATATCTCTAGCTAACCATCTTCATTCTTTGAACAAGACGATCAGCCCTGTTAGGTACAGTACGATACCATTTGCTATCAACCATTTCTTCTGAAGCTTTTAAATAATCTTCATCTTCTATAGCTGCATTCATTTTCTTAAATGCTTTCATTTTTGGCAAGCCCATATTAAACATCATGTTAGCTGTAATTTGTTTGCATTCTTCTGGCATAGCATTGAAGTTAGAATATAATCTTTGACAATCATCAATTACAGATTGAATATCTTTATCAAATGCTTCTTCTACTCTTCTCTCAGATACAGGATCACCTACTTCCATCTTAGATTCTGGGTCTTTATCCAAGACTAAATGACCTATACCAAACGTTTTTTTATTTAAATGATCTAGGTACACTTCGTACTTAACACCTTCATCAATCTCAAGCTGTCGTCTTAATTTATTTATATTCATTTGCTTACTCCCTTAGTCTTTTCAAATGTTCTTAACCCACCTAACCCAAGCATACCCATTAACACAGTTAACAAACTGCTCATGTCAAACGCAGGTAGTGGTGGTATATCTATACCTAACAAAGCTACACCAAACAAGATACAAGGAGTTAAAATAAAATGATACAGCAATGCAATGCCACACACCCACCCAACAAAAGGTCGCCACCCACCTTTAAACACAGAACCAGATTGTGCTTCTGCTAAGTTTACCTGCACCTGGGCAAGAGCTAACTGCTGTGCATGAGTGTCAGCCATTGTTGCTAACTCATGTGCAAGCTTTGCTTTCTGATCTTTATCTTCCACAAACTTATCAAGCAGACCAGTAACAGGACCAATTAGATTTGCAACTATACTCATTCTTTCTTTCCACTTCCTAGAAACACAGCAAAAGCACCAGTTAATGCACCTGTCATAACAGATGGTAATGCTGCTTGCTCAAGTGAGGGATCAGGTAAAGAAATAAACCATTCGATAACTCTAAATGTCATAACAATTAAAGCTAACATAATAAGTCTAGGTATAATTCTCCACTTGTCTAAATATTCTGGTGTCATTTAATTAATATCCAATAAGGTTCATAAGTAATAGAATCTAAATAACTGAGAAGAAGCAAAGCTAATGCAAAAAAAATTATAACTTTGTTTGGTATAATCATTCATCATAATTATTTATACTTCATTGCAAAAAGATACATTAGATAACCACCACCACCAGTTATACAGATAGAAACAATCCACCCAATTGCATTTACAATTTGATTCTTTCTTTTTGTAGCTAAATATCTACCTTCTTTTTCTTTTTCTTTAGCTCGTTTACGAAACTCATTAAACTTTGCAACTCCCTTGCTTCCTCTGGTCTGCCAGATAAGCTCCATTAATTGCTTCTCGTAATCTAATGCTTTCTCATAGGCTATATAATCAGAGAGAGGATCACCTTTTTTACCTGACTTCTGTGCTTCTTTAGCTCCATCAATAAAAGAAAAAAGATTATTAATATCTTTTCCCATAGTATGAAGTTCTTTACCCATACTAATTCCTTTTTTGATAGCACCAAAAGCTAAGAGTGCAGCAGAAATTGGTTCCATTTAATTAGCTACTGCTTCCTCAACTTCTTCTAGCTCTACACTTTTGATTAAAGTATTTGTAAAACCTTGAAGGCTGACCTCAAATATTTGTAACTCTGCTTTCAAACTATTAGCTTTAGCTTGGCAAATTCTAATCTGATTAATAATATGCTTTTGTTCATCAGTTAAAGTATCTACATCGTGATTTGTGCCATTAATTGAAATTACATTTGCTTGTTCTTTAGACATATTAAACTCCCTTAATATCTATATTTCCTGAGATTGAAATACGCTCTCCTTTGTTTTCGTAGAAAGGAAAGACTTGATGTAAAAGCTGTGATGGAAACATAACCATATATCCCTCAGCTTCCTTTTCCATGTTGTAAGCAAAAGTTTTAATCTTGCCTAATATATCTGTATAAGTAAAAGCAAAGTTAGATATGTGATTATCTGCATTAGAATCAACAGCTATCGGCAATTTCTTTTGTTCTTGATAAGACGTAGGTATCTGCAACCAGATAACAAAACTAAACAAACCACCATGATCGTGTGGTGGATTAAACTCATGCTTCTTCTGAAAGTTTACCCAAAAACTTTCTAAATTCCATCGATCATCTTTTTGCATTGTAGCTCGCCAAGGCGCACCATAAGATTGAATATGATTGTTAATAAACGCAGGTAAAATATCTTGCATAAAATCTGCAAGAAAAGGTGATTGTGTATCTAATCGTATACTAGAGTTAATATTACCTGCTAATTCACTTTTCATATTGTCTGGTTTTTTCTTTGCTTCTTTCACGAGCTTCCAAATATTATCCATAATATCTTTTGGCAACATACCTTCAACCACACCTAAGTTTGGAAGTTGTCTAGGAATAAGTTGTAGTTCTGTACTATCCAACAAAAGTTGTACCTGCTGTAATTGCAGCATTTACTTTAGTCATATCCTCTGAACCCCAATCATCTAAAGCAACCATATGTTTAAGATAACCCATTGAACGTGACACTCTGGCTTTCTTTTCGTCATGGGTCATTTCATGTGCAAAATCATCACTTGTTGCGTTATTGCCCTTGTCATACGTTGCTATTACGGTTGTAATAACATTAGCACCATCAAGCATTGCTGCATAATTTCGTGCTTTAAGTTCTGTTGTTCTTGCTTCAGCCATTGGTTATCTCCTTTAATTTGTTAAGCATCTTCTAATGTTTTAATTCTAGCTGTGAGTGCTGTATTTAATGCTGTTAGTTCTTGTATTGCTTTTATTAATGGATATACAAACATTTCTTGAGATATTCTTTGCGAACCATCTTTATCTTCTTTCCAACCACCAAATGTATTTACACCTGCTTTATCTAATGCTGCTTTTACTTCTTGAGCAACCATACCGTGCATCGTTACGCCTGTTGTCATATGATTTTCTTCACCATATTCTACAAAATCTTTAGGAAACTCATTGTTTGGTTTCCATTCAAAAGTTACCGTCCTTAAATCGTTAATAAAGTCTAAGCCTAGTGTAGCATTTTCTATGTTTTTCTTTTTGCGAACATCTGAACTTCTAGTCCAAGCATTATCTGTGTCAAATTCATTAGCTACAGTATTACTAGCTTTGCCAAATATAAATTGATTATCTTCACCACCTGTAATACCACTTCCCATTACAAATTGATGAAAAGAACCAACAGCACTTGCGTCAACATTAAAACCAATCATAATATTTTCAGAACCGTTTTGAATACTATTACCTGCTTCTGCACCCAAAAAAGTATTTTTAGTTCCTGTAGTAACACTAGCACCTGCCGAAACTCCAAAAGCTGCGTTATAAGAATTTGTTGCCGTAGTAAAATTTTGTGATAATAAGGCTTGGTAGCCCACTGCTGTAGACAAACTTCCAAGAGTATCTGCACCTAAAGCGTTTTTACCCATTGCTGTGTTATTGTCGGCATCAGTTAAGGCATCACCTGCATTACTTCCTACTAATGTATTTTTAACTCCTGTGGTTAAATTTGGTCCTGCAACATAACCCACAGCAACATTGTCACCTGTTGTACCTGCATTTAAATCTTCCAAACATTTATAACCAACCGCTACGTTACCATCGTTTGCATCTTCGGTACTTAAAGCAGCGTATCCAATAGCAACATTGAGAGAGCCTGTTGTTAGTGCATCTCCTGCAAGACTACCAACAAGAGTGTTTTGTATGCCTGTTGTAATTGACATACCTGCTTCAAAGCCAACGGCTGTGTTATATACTTCAGTTGCTGTTGTAAAATTTTGTGCAGCTAAAGCTGATGTTCCAATAGCAGTTGACCTACTTCCCATTGTATCTGCACCTAAAGCATTACTTCCAACTGCTACATTGTGATGAACATTAGTTAAAGCATCACCACATGCCCTTCCAATAAGCGTATTGTTTGTGCCTGTAGTAATACTAGCTCCTGCGTAAGTTCCTACTGCTGTGTTAAAGCTATCTGTAGCAGTCGTGAAGTTTTGAGCTTGCAACGCTCCTGCACCTATAGCTGTAGTATTACTTCCTTGTGTATCTGCACTTAAAGAGTGTTGACCTACTGCTGTATTACTGTCCGCATCAGTAAGAGCATCACCTGCTAAACTTCCAATTAATGTATTTGATAAACCTGTAGTAATAGCTCCACCTGCAACATAACCAACAGCTACATTATGGCTGTCTGTAGCTGTCGTGAAGTTTTGTGCTGCTAAAGCGGAACTACCTATTGCTGTAGACTTGCTTCCTAAAGTATCTGCTGTTAAAGCTGCTCGTCCAACAGCTACATTATCGTCAGCGTCTGTTAAATCATCACCTGCATTAGCACCTATTAAAGTGTTTTGTATTCCTGTTGTAAGGTTTGAGCCTCCATTGTAACCAACACCTACGTTTAAACCATTTGTACCTGCGTTTAAATCTTCTAATGCGTGGTATCCTATAGCAACATTTCTACCATCTGCATCTTCTGTCTTTAATGCTTCAAAGCCTACTGCTGTATTTCTATCACCAGTAGTAATTGCAGTACCAGTTTCATCTCCTATAAGAACATTTTTATCACCACCTGAAGCTATACTATTACCTGCGTTAACACCTAAACGTAAGTTTGATGTTCCAGATGTTGTAGATGAGTAGTCACCTGATACAGCTAGTGAACCTGCATTTAACTCACCTGTAAGAGTAACATTTCTAAAAGAAGAAATATCTTTATTTGTATTTACAACAACAGCTTTGCTTGCTGCTACTGTTCCTGCTGTTACACCATCAATAGCTTCTAAATCATTTTCATTTATATCAGCACTACCAATAACAAATGATCCTGCTGTGACTGCACCAGATGCAGTTAAAGATGTTATATTTGGAGTAGCACCTGACCCTGCTAATGTAGCCATATCAGCAATAACAGAAGATGTAGCAAGTAAATTTAAATCTTCAACAATTGCAGATGTTGCAAGTAAATTTAAATCCGTAACAATATCAGATGTAGCTAATGTGTTTAAATCACTTACAATATCGCTTGTTGCTAGTGTATTTATATCACTCACAATATCAGATGTAGCAAGTGTGTTTAAATCAGAAACAATGTCAGATGTAGCCAATGTATTTAAATCAGCAATTACATCAGAATTAGCAAGCAAAGCCATATCTGCAATTACATCAGTTGTCGCTAATAAAGCCATATCTGCTATGACTGCTGACGCACTTAATGCAGCCATTGCTGTTACATTTGCCGATGTACCTAGCACTCCCATCGCTGTTATATTTGCACTTGTTGCTAATAAATCCATATCAGTAATAACAGCAGAAGCACTCAACAGTCCCATGTCCTCTACAACGGCTGCTGTACCTAGCAAACCCATTGCCGTTACATTTGCAGATGTAGCAAGAATCCCCATATCTTCTACAATAGCTGCCGTTCCTAAAATCCCCATGTCTGTAATAACACTGCTTACTCCAAGCAATCCCATAGCTGTAATGTTAGCTGACGTAGCTAATAAACCCATATCCTCAATTACTGCACTTGTAGCTAGTAAGCCCATGTCCTCTACAACGGCTGTTGTGCCTAATAAATTAACAGATGTTGTTATTTCTGATAAAGATTGAACAGCAGTAATTTTTGGACCTGCTTCTGCTGCACCTGTACTTGCATTAAATCCAAGCACAGTTCCTAATCGTGCAGCTTTTAATGGTAACTCCATACTTACAGCACTATCGTCATCTTGTAATCTAACTGAACGAGTAATGGTATCATTAAGGTCAGCTTGTATAGCTACAAATCTATCAAGCTCAGTATTTAATGTACCAACAGCAAATGCACCAGATACAGGAAAGTCAGTTGTTCTTTCTAAAGCTATACCTCTGGTAATAACAACAGTCGATCCACCACTTGCACCTGTAACAGACATAGAAATAGAACCAGTAGAACCATCCCCACCTGTTACGCTATAGTGAGTCGTAAGCGTTTTCTTTGTACCATCAACATAAACATTTAAATCTGCATCTGCAAAAAATTCAAATGAAACTGTAAATGATGTTTGTGTTGCTCCCTCTGAAACAGAATACGAAACACGAGGGGTATTGTCTGATACACTTATTGTCATAGCTTAATCCACATTCCTATCTATTGCATTTGTTAATTGATAAACCTCATTTTTCCACCAAGGAATTCTAGCAAACGGTAAAGACCTCATTAATGCTTTTAAAGCGTTACCTCTATCACCTTCAACAAATTGAAATACACCTTCTGAATAGTCAATTTTTTTATCAAAAGCAAGTTCAAAAGCATTTGTAGAAAAATCATAGAACCAAGATGGACCTGCACCAGACAGTCCTATAGTATTTTCTATACCTTTATTTTCTACACTAAATTTAGGTTTTAACAAACCACCACTAATATCAGGACCACCTAAAGCTAAAGAACTGTGCATACCTTCATAGAATAAACCACTATATAAAGAAGCTAAACCAGAATAATCTACTGCTCTTGCAACTTTATCTTCTGTTTCTAAATTATCCCAAACATAACTTGGTGTTCGTACATACTGACCAAAGTATGCTAAAGATATAGCTGTTAATACAGCCATTGCTTTACTTTTACTTTGACCAGATGCTGTTGTAGAATTTACTTTATTTACAGCAGCTAAAGAATAGCTATAGAATTGAAATGGTAATCCCATTAATCCATTCTCTATACGAGAATAACCTGCAACTCTTTCATCTTCTTTCAATCCAAACTTTCTAGCAACTCTCATAGGTATATAAGAAACTCCATCAACAAGTATTGGTTTATCAGCAGGTGTACCCATCATAATTGTATTCATTATGTTTGATGATAACGCTGTACGAAATGTAGATACAAGAGATTGATTTGTCCACGCTTCTGTATTTGCGTAATACAATCCACGCTCACCCATTTCTATAACGCCATCATCTTTTAACTTTTTTATTTTTACAGCATCACTATATTCAATGCCATAACGAGCTAAGAAGGTGCGTTCTTGTGGTGTAGCTTTACCATCTACAAATTTTATTGATTGATCTATTATAGAATGTTGATTAACAATTCCTGTCCATTGTTTAAAAGCATTTGTTATTGGACCTAAACCATTTAAAATATAAAAAGCATCTTTAGCTGTATCCCATATAGTATTATTAAAAGGGTTTGTCATAAGATCATCTACTAATCTCATATGCACAGAACCAAATACAGAATCCAAAGCTTCACCAGAAATCATAGCTTCTTCAGCAGATTTTATTGCTTTAATTTTTCCTAATCGAACATCTAATCCTGTGTAAAATCCACGAAATGTATTACCTGCACCATTTTCTAATATAATTTTAAAAGGTTCAGAGATAGCAGACAATCCTGCACTTCCTAAAAAATTTAATTGAGCTGCATTACGCAACCCATTAGCAAGTTTAATACTCCAACGATCAGGATTTTTTAATGCAGCACCAACAACTCGATCATACATATGAGAAAACTGCATAACATACTTATTTACTTCTTCTTCTGATTTACCTGCTTTAAAAGAAACATCTCTTATTTGATCTACAAGATCATCATAAGAACGACCACCAAATTTTTGATTAAACTCATAAACAGATGCAGTCCTACCTATATATGCAGCCATCACCTGTACTGGATTCTGCTGTATAAAATCAAAGACAAGTTTGTTAGGTATATCTATTGTTCTATGTGTAAGATGTTTTGATTTACCCATACCAAAATAAGCACTATCAAATCCAAGTTCATCATTATCATTTAATATTTTTTCAATTATATCATCAGCATACTTATCTAACTTATCTTCACCCTGTATAATTTGTTTGTCATATGAACCATCAAACTTTCTATTATAAATAACAGGATTATTTCTATACCAATCAACAAGTATTTGTTTAAACTTACCTCTGTTCTTTTGTATTTCTCCTTTATTAAAATAACGTGGGTGCATAACAGTTTCATTAGCTGGCATAAGTCTAGCATCTTTATAACTATCTAAAGCTTCTTGCATATTATTACGTTCAGTTTTTAATCTAGGAAGAATTGTTTCTTTAATACGTTTAATATAATTTTCTTGAGCAAGAGTATAATTACCATCTGCATCTGACATATTTAATATATCTTCTATTTTATCTTCATACTCTTTTATCTTATCATTACGAAGAGCAACCATTTTTTTAAAAAATTTTGTATCGCCAATCATACCTGCTGCTGATAATCTTTCTTCCCACTTACTATAAAAATTATTTATAACTTCTATAGCTCGTTCATCAATATCTGTTCTACCTTGTACATCTTCCATTACTCGCATACGATTTATATTAACAACAAACTCTTCAAAGGTCATATCTTTAGCATCTACAGATCGACCAACATTACTTAGCTTTGTTAAACCATTAGATACATTAAATGTTAAAAAAGTCTTTTGATTCTTTTTACCTGCTTCTGACCATAGATTTCTTAATTCAGTAATAGCTTTATAAACTTCTCCTTTATATGGAACTGACTTCATATAAACAGATTGTCCAAGACTTAATCCCATTTTATGTGCATTAGCTACCATGCCTCCATCTGCACCAATATCATATAATACTTTTTTTACAAAATTAGGAGCAGAACTATTAAACATACTCTTCATAGGAGTAGGAACAAACTTATAAAATGCAGATTTGTTAAACCAATTTTGATCTTGCATTAAATCAAAACCAAATTCAGATGCTTCCATTAGTCTTAAATCTTCTTCAATTTTTAAAGACCTTAATATATCTTCATCTTCAATTAATGTTTTCTCAACACCTAATCTTTGCTTATCTAATTTATCTATTGCTTTACCATAAATTTTAAATGCTTTTGTTCTTACAGTAGATAACTCACCTGACACTCTTGCTTTACTTTTTTGTAATTTTGTAAGAGTTTCTTTTGCATTTGTAAGATCAGCTTTATCTTTTACATCTTTTGTTTTACTTAACTTGCGATCAGTTTTCTTAACGATTGGTGTATCTGTACCTCGTACAGTTATTTCTTTTACTATACTTTCTACGTCACGAATTGATTTAATAATTCCTTCTTCTTCTATTTCAAGTTTATTTATTTTATCTTCTAAAGGTTTTAATTTCACATTTGAACTTGCATTTATTCTACTCTTTGCAACTTCTATTTTTTCTATTGCTTTATCAATTAAATTTTGTTTATTTCTAACAGTCGCTTCTTGTCGTTTAACAAGATCAAATACTTGGTCATCTGTTTGTTTACCATATATTCTATCAGCAACAGGCGCACGTTGATCGTACTCTTGTCTATTCATTGTTGTTTTATCTAAGGCAAAAGTTTCTATATCTTTACGCAAATCTTCTTCTGCTTTTTTTACTCTCATTCTTTCTCTAGGAGTTATAGCTACAAACGACAAAGCACCACCAAGAACAGCACCAGTTGCTATACCTAATCCTATATTCATTGCAGGTTCTAATGCTCCTTGATTTGTAGGATCAAAAGGAACTCTTGCTGCTTCTTGTACAGCTGTAATTGCACCAACACCTAAACCAACTCTAGCTGCTGATCTAACAAAACCAATAGTAGGACCACCAAAAGGTAAGGTAACAAGATTAATGGGATCAAGTAAACCTGCACCTATTTGTTTTAAAAATGATGCTCTTGATAATGTTTCTCTAGCTTTATTAGCAACATCAATCTGCGTCATAAGATGAGCCATATGATTTTTATTAGCAGAATTTTCAATTAGAAATTGTTCATGCCCTTCATATCCTGTAAAATCCATATCAAAAGGATTAAAATCTTCATCACGATACAACCTACCTTTACCCATACCACCAAACTTTGAGTACGCTTCAAGCGTAGAAACAAGAGGATTATATGAGTAAGCTGTCTGCGCTCTAAATGTTTCTAAGAAAGTAGGATCATTAGGAGGTACTAACTGGTCAGTAATTGGCTTGTATTCTCTTAATGAATAAAGACTTGTTGCCATTATAAATCCTTAATTAATTCAAGATATTTTTCTTCTGTAATCTTGCCATCTCGAAATGCTTTTTCAAAACCTTTCTTCTTAAGAACATCTTCTGGTTTTGCTTTTTCTTTAATTTTATCTTTCATTAATAAATTATATTCTTCTTCTGTTTTGCGAATAGTAAAGTTTGTTAAATCTTCCTCAGGTAATAAATTAGGAGGTGTTGTATTTATTTCTTCTATTGTCCACATTAAATAATCTTCTTCTGATTGAGAATTTTTTCTCCACAATATAACTTCATTATCTTCATCAACAGCAATAAAAATTGGGTTTGCACCAAAAGCAGAAACAGTTAATAGCCTTGCTTTTCTAAATGGAAATAACTTTTCTTCTCCACCATTATTTTTCCAGATATTTAATTCACGATCATAATCAAATGTATACTTAACTTGGTCAGTAACATTTTGTATAGATGGAGCATTAACTGTTGCAAGCTCTATATTTGCTACTGCAAAAAATTCTTTTCTTCTTGCATCACCTTCTGGTAATAAAACATCTAAAGAGTTACGCATAAGTGGACCAACCTTATCTACTCTCTGCGCTCCATTTAAATCAGTTTGAAATCTATGTGGAGGTTTATAATCTAGTTCTATTTTCTGTAGAAAAATTTCTTTAACTTTTTCTTGAACAGCTTCATTTAATTGATCTTCATCTTGAAAGCCACCTCTCATAGTAAAAGTTTTATTTACTGCATGAGATATAGCATCAAAGAATTCATTGTACTCTGCTTGTATTTCTGCTTCAGGATATTTAGTTCTATCTATTATATCAGATATTATTTTAGCTGATGGATCACCAAATACAGTTGAAGTTGCATTTCTATAAACTTTTTCTTTAACATTATTTATAATTTCTTTCATAGCTCCAACATCGCCATAAGCATTTAATGCTCCAAATAAAGATGTAACTCTTTCAACATCAAACGATAACTCTTTTCTCCATTCATTATTATTAATTTTATGAATAAGACTTTGACCTTGTGGCTTACCTGATTCTAAATTAGGTAATGCATGTAATGTATTTAATATTGATGCCATTTGATTAAATGCCTGTTCAGGATTTACACCTTGACCTACTGCCATTTGCTCAAACTTACTTGGGTTATTTAAAAATGCTTTGATTAAATCTAAATTATTTTCAGATAAAAAATGATTATTATCTATATCTTTTATAAATTCTTGAACATCAGATGGTGTTAATTGTATAAGAGATAACTGTGTTTCATTTAAAACTTCTTCTAATAAATCAGGATTTTCTTGTTGTGTTTTTGATTGACGTATATTTTGTCCAACCTCAGATGTTATTATTGATCGGTCTATATCTTTTCGTTCAGCATCACTTATTTCTTTATATTGATCGTTTGCATTACTAACTGTTTTTAAAAATTGCTCATAAGATGATTTTGTTCTGTTTGATTTTTTATAATCATCTAACATAGAAATCATTCCAAGAAATGATTTTTTATCTAAACCTTCTATATTTAAAGAATCTTCTCTTCCTTCAGTTAATGATTTTATAAGTGCTTTTTTTTGATTTTCATCATCATTGCGTAACCACATAGCAAGCATTTGTTTTTGTGGTTTTGTTAAATTATTAGAGATCATTGACTGTTGAATAAATGTTTGAGCAAGACGAGTAGGTGCTTGTTGTCGTTCTGCTGTAAGAATGTTTTCTACTTGTTGAGTGCTTAAAGTTTTAAAAAGAGGATTTGATCTAAGTTTATTTTCAAAGTTTGCCATATATTCTTTAGTAGCACGATCTATATCTCCTGATGATCCTCTAAGAAAAAAAGAATCACTTCCTCCTGCTGTTATATTTTCTGTAATATCACTTATAGTTTCACTTGAAGATGTAGTAATTAATTCACTTATACTTAATTTTACTTCAAGTTGTTCTTCATTATTATTAATTAACTTATCTTGAATTGCTTTTGTATATGTTTGCTTAATATCATTAATCATTTGATTTCTAAAAGGTAAATCATCAATAGCAATAAAAGCTTTTATATCTTCATGTATTTCTTTAGGAACAAAATATTTACCAGTTTCGTCTTTTAAATTATGAAGTTTTACTCCATCTTCATTATTAAGAAATTTATTTACAAGAGTTTGTTGTTGTCGAGTAAGTGTACTTGTTAATTTTTTTAAACTATTAATACCAAGCATACCCTTAAACTTTTGATAATCTAATTCTGCTTGTTTTCTAAATGGACCTTCTTTAGTACGTTCTAATCTTTCAAGAATACCATTAGGAGCATTAAGAAACTCTTGTACTTTAGCATCTGATGAATTAACAAATTGTCCTTCACCATCCAAATCACCATTAATAATTCTTACTCGTAAATTATTTATTTCTGATTGTAATCCTTCAACTGCTTTTTCATGTGTTTGTTGATATGTTCTTGCTGCTCTTGCATTTTGTAATGCAGCACTTGTATCAAGTAACTTTTGTTTACCTGCGTTACCTGCAAAAACTTCAAGATTACCTTTTAATTTTTGAGATAATTCAAGTAAAAAATTAGATGCTTCAGCTTCAAACTGTGCTACACCATTAGATGTAAATTTATTTGCAGCTGCAAGTGAAGCAAACTTAGAACCTATTTTATTTTCAATAGCATCATACTGATTAGATAAAACACTTTCTTTAAATGTTCTAGAATATACACTTCCCTTACCTCTTAGGTGGTCAGTATTTACAACAGTTGGATTACCTTCTTCATCAGTATTTAAAAGATCTTCTACTGTTAATGCAGCAGCATCTTGTTTTGCTTCTTGTTGTCTTTGAGGAATACGAACTTCTTCAATAATTTGTTTAGCTTGACCTGCTAAATTTATTATTGCTTGTGACTTACCTGCATCAACACTATTAAACTTTGTTAATCCAACAGGATTATTTCTAAACTGTGTCTTTTGTTTAATTACTCTTTGAACCATTATGTAATTCCTATTTTAGATAGAGTATATAAACCAGAAGCCATCATAGAAATAGAATTAATTTTACCTGCTGCTAAAGCATTTTTACCTCTTTGTATTTCTCTACCTGCACTCATAACAGATTGCCCTTCTCTTAAAACACCAGATACTTTTGCTCTTACTATATCTCTATTAGCAATATCTATTTGCCCTTTTCTAAAAGCATTAATAGAACCGTCCATGTCTCTATTTAAAAAACCAAACATAGCATTATTTGTATCAGTAGCATTATCTAAATCTTCAAGACGATCATTAACAAATTGATTTACTTCAAGTCGAGATTGCTCACGCTCTATAAGTGCTTGCTTTGCATTTAATGTTGCAGCTTCTTGAACTGCTTTTCCCTGATCTTTTGCTGCTTTCATTTGAGCAGCTGTACCTGCTATTGTTGCTATCGCTCCTACTGCTGGATGACACATTAGAAAGTTACCTCCGCTACTAAACCATTGATCTGCAAAGAAAGAGGTGCAGATTGACTAACTGTTACCTGTGGGTCTTTAGAATAACCAAGCAATCGAAACTCTTTCTTACCTGTAAAATTAGAACGACCTGTACTAAAATCATCTGTTGTTTGTCGTATAATTAAACTATTATTATTAACTGATATTGCACCAGTATCACTCATATCAACAATAACTTTATTAACAGATCGTGGCTCACCTGTAAGTGGTCCTTGTTGTAAAGCTATATCAAGAGGATTAAGTTTTAAACTTACAGGAAATGTATACCCTATTTCTACTTTTCTATTAATAGGTACAGCTTCTCTTGAACTTGTATCTATCTTACTGCTTGCCATAGTAAACTGACCTACATAATCTGTTTCTGTTATTACATCTAAGACTGCACCATTAACCCAATCTGATGATACACCTGCTATTGTACTGGTTGCACTTGTTACATAATCACGACTTAAATCTAAATTCTTTGTTGAATCAAATTGCATTATATATAACTTCTTTGTACCTGCACCAGTATCAAACCAAGCTGTTACATATACATTGGTATCAATAACACAAATAGATTCAAACACACCATTTGTTGTAAACTCAGTCCATCCTGCTTTACCCTCTGCTCTATTTGCATTAAATACTGCTATTGTTCCATCGCTATTAATAGCAAAGAGATATGCTTCTGGTCGTGTTGTTGATCCTTGAAGAACAGCCATTTGATGTGGTGATTTAATTAAATGAGATGATACTGTTGATATACTTTGGGAAGCATAAGCATTTTGAGAATCATTATATAAATATTCTGCTACTGCTGAACCTGATGCTTGAGCATATAATGTTGAACCATCAAACACAAAAGGTTTAGCAAACGAAGCACCAAATGGTGTCTGTCTTTTTATCTGTGCATTTGTAGGAGTAATAGGTGAGTTTTGAAAAGCAGGTACATAAAACTCTGATGTAGATGTAAACACTTGTAGATCACGATTAGAAACAATATGTCGTATTGTATTAATCTCACCTATACTTGCAAGCAATTCTATAGAATCATTATCAGCAGCAGTACCTAAATCAAAGTTAAAAAACTCATTTGACTTACTACCCCATAATGTATCTGGCTGTGATGTTGATCCACCAAACCATAATCGTCCTTCATGGAAAGCAACAGCAGCAGGATAACCACGAACTAAAGAATAAGACTGCTCACTAAAATCTGTTGTTGGTGCATGAGTTGTTATAACAGGCGCACCTCCACCATCAATAGATGCGTTTGCTGTACCACTTGCAGCAGCAATTCTATATCTATTTTCATCGACAACAGATGTAACTGTGCGTGTACCATTAATATTACCTGCTGATAATCCTGCAACTGTTGCAGCTTCTGTTATAGCTATTGAATCGTTTGTACTTAATCCATGAGCTACATGAGTAATTTCTATAGATGCAGAACCATCTATTGTTCTTAAAGCATTTATATCTAATTGTTGTTTTAAATTACCTTGTACTGTTCCTGTAACAACAGTAGCACTTGTAAATCCAGTAATAAGTATTTCACTATTATGATAACGTAATGTTACACCTACATGATTTGATTCAAAGTAACTTGCACTTGCTGTTACTGTAACACCACTTCCTGTTGAAGCACTTGGGTCTATTGTTAATCCTGTAGTATGAAATTTACTGTAAGGTTGATGAATAAGAGTGCTATCTGCATTTGTATCAAAATCAAATGTTTGTAATTCAAAAGATGTTAATCCTGTTCTTACAAGTTTTTTAATTGGAAATGATTGATGTGCAAGAAACATTGTATCACCAGATTGAGCGTAAGATATTTCATGTATTTTTTCATCTGAGAATGGTACAGCAGCACTATCTGTATCCTGTGTAATGGTTGCAACCAATGATACAACATTTGCTGTGCTTACTTGAAAGCATCGTATCTTTGCATTTTCTAAAGATATTATATATCGCTCGTCATCTGAGAAAATAAAAGGAACAAGTCTTGCTTGTTGTGTTCTATTTCTAGCCTGACTTGTAACAGCTAATCGTGTTCCATCTGAACTTGTTGCTGTTAAAAAACCTGTTGGATTGGGTGACGTTTCTGTAACTGTAATAACATTAGAAGCAGGATTAGCTACTGTAAAACTTGCATGAGTATTTATAGCTGCTTGAATATTATCTGCTGTAGTATCATTATTTGTATTTGGTCTAAAGCCTTGAGAATCAGAAGGTGATGAAGCACCTGCTGTTTCTGCTGTAAAAACAACTTCAACTCCTGATGATGTTGTTAATGTTATAAATGCACCTACAGCTATATTAGCATAATCTGTTACTGTAATTGTACAGGCTGTATTGTTTTGCGTAATGTCATAGGTATAAATATGTTTTGTACCTGATCGTTTTACAACACCACCTTCTGCTCGTAGAAAAAAATTCTGCAATCGTTGAGCAGAATTTCTATAAATCTCTGTATCTGTTCTGGAAACAAGTGCAGGACTTACTTCACCATATTGAAAATTTTGAATAGGAATTTTTGCTTTTTGCATCAACTCCTCCTATTCGTAATGAATCTCGATGTTACAAGTTTGCGTGTTGTTTGTTGTTGTGAATCTATACTTCTTGCTTTAGCCATAAGTGCTGTTGCTTGCTGTTGCATTAAATTACCCAGACTTGCATCTCTAGCTAAAGAAAAAGATAAAGGAACTGCCAGTGCATATTCTACAGCAAGAGAAAAATAAGAAGCCCAATCAACTTCACTTGCTCTAAATGTAAAATCTACAACAACAGAATCAGCTTCATTTGTATCTGCGTAAATCATATTACCATAGATTTGATAATCAATTAAAGCATCATTAACTGTTACAGCATGAACCATTAATGTATTTTCTGGTAATTGGTAAGCTTTATCATAACGACCTGTTGGTGCATCACTTAATAAATTTAATACAGCTTGATTTGTAGCAAATCTCCAACGTGCATTAACTAATGCTGTTCGTGCTATATCTTCATAAAGATTAGAAGTAATAAGTGATTCCGTTGTACCATCACCAAAAGATGTAATAGGTTCAGCACCAATTAAAATTAATGCTCTGCTTGCAATATCGACTGCACTATTTGCAGGTGTGCTTGTTACCATAATAATAAAATGGGGGGTGTTATCCCCCCATTCCCCCTAGTCACCATCTGTTTCTGCAATAGCAGTTCCGTCTGAAACATCGACAGCTGAACCATTATTTGAAAGAACAGTAACAAAATTAGTGGTTGGTGTATTAGTGTCTTTGACAATAATTACATCACGAACCTTCAACATATTTGCTGCATCATTAAAATAGTTTGCACTATTTACAGCTGCAATAGCATCGGTTGTATTGTAAGTCCAAAGATTCCCATTTGAATCTCCATTCAATCTACAAAGACCACTTGCTGCATAAGCCATGTAAAACCCTCCTATTAGTTATTATCTAAGAGTTCATAGATACCATTGTCATCAATGACAGCAGCACCCATAGACATCGAAGAGGTTGCAAGGTGAGATACTTTCTCAGCAACATAATTAAGTTCTGTAGAAACATCTGCATTAATGCCAAGACCAACAGCAGAGCTATGATACACCATACTCTTACCTGCTGCTACAGCAGACGTAGAAAAGATATTGAAACCTAAGAATTGTTTCATTGTCATTCCACCTGCGTAGGGTAGGTTTTGATCTCCGACAAAATCACTTGATGCAAATTCAGTAATGAGAAATAAATCTGCAAAACCTTTAGGATGCATAGCAATATATCGCTGTCCATCTTCTGGTATGTTTGCAGCACCCATTGTTTCAAAGGCAGAAAGTAAATCTGCTTTTTCAACA